ACGGGGTCGATGAGTTACCTGTGGTCAAAGCCGGCGCGGCCTTTGTTGTACGCAGATTAACAACGGTCAACACACCTTCTGCGTCGCCCGCTTCAAATGAGCCAGAACTAACAACGTAGTCAACAAGATCGCCGTGAAGCACAATGTTCTTTGCAGCGTCAGCGAAGTAATAGCGGACACTCGGAAGCTCATAATACACGTCAATGTAAACGTGATCGATTCTCACTTCAAACTGTGTAGCGGTGCTGAAGATGTCAGACTGTAAGTAGAGACCAATGCTGAAGTCAGGATCAAGCAAATCTTCAATCGGAATACTTCCGGCACCGAAGATACTGGATGATGAACCGCAGGTAAATGTGGTACTTGTCATACCACTCACAATCTCCGCTTGTAAGCTGTTATTACCAGATGTCAGGAATTCTTGAGCGGAGCCAAAAGACTTCTCAACGTAGCCACCAAACTCGGATTGCCGTACAACCCCAAGTACACTGTAAAGTCCAAGACTGGCAGGGATGGAAGCGGTGTCACCACCGTCATCTACAATAGCCGTAATCTTGATGCCTTTGATTGAACTTCCTTCCGGAATGGCACTAAGTCCCGGAAAGCTGTTCAAGGTAACGATTGCCGTTCTGCCCTGACTGGGGTTTGACGCAGCACTGACTTTCTGATAGATGTACTCGCTGTCAGCAGTGTCAACATTACCAAGCATTGTGGACTCGTCGCTAACGCCTACTTGGTTGCGCCAAAGTCCAAAGTTTTCCCATCGATGTGTACCCGTACCGGAGTGCTGGAACCAGCCAGTTACGCCCGGCGCTGTTGCGGAAATACGCCCGAGAAGTTTGTTGGCTTCAAGACTCGTGACACTTGACGACGTGGAGTAACTGTTCCCGTCGATATCCCGATAGCGGTCAATCTTGTTTAGGTAGCCGTAGCTTCTATTGCCAGCATCAAACGTAACCTTCCAACCAGTGTGTACGAACTGCCAGTTGGTTCTGTTGATCGTGTTGGTTAAGGACGCTACGGGGCTACTAGCCGCTGTTCCGGTAGATGCATCAATAGTAAATGTCGGGGCGGATGTGTAGGAAGTGCCACGCTTCGTCGGAACAATGGCTTTAACAGCGCCGCCACTGATAATCGGCATTGCTTCTGCGTCACCTGAGCTTACAGTCACAGCATCATTAGTCAAGTCGTACTGAGTACCCTCTGTTCCCGGCTCCGTGATAGAAAACACAGTGTCATTAGTCAGCGCGCCAAGTTCACTGTCAACACGATACATGCAAGCAATGTCAGGCTGATATTCAATATTTGACTCAGCGGAAATCTTGGTAAAAACGACATCAGTCATCGCCTCGGAAATACCACCACTCACATCTCTGTAAAGAGATAAGGACGACTGGTAAAAGTCATAACTGAAAATTGCGTCGCCGTTCCGAGTGTATCCTTCGGTAGTACTTGTAGTAGAAAGAGGAGCAAGATAAAGAGTGCCAGTACCGGATGTCCAAGCTCCACTATTAAGCGTAGCCTTCAAAACCAGAAACGGGAAATTGTCTACAGATTTGTGGTAAACATAATCTCCGGGGTAAATCTGTTTGACCGTGGTTCCACTACAAACAAAAGCATCTCCAATTACACACGTGGCTTCTTTAAGTTTTTCAGACCACGCTTGATTAAGGGGGGTTGGAGGAAAGGTAGCGTCGGGGAGGATAGAGTTATAATTATCAAGACTGATATAACTGGTTTCTTGAACGTAAGACAGTAACGTACTTTCTTCATCCTTAGATGTGGCCGTTGAAGACCCGAATACGGCGTTCTTTTGAGTGCTAGTTAGAACACCCGCCCCAAAAATTTCAAACGTACCCTCTGGAATGTCAAGCACAGCGCTATTCAGGATTTTAATATTGCCCGAGCTAAATGAGGGATCAGCATAAGATGGGCAGTCTAGTCGGATGAAAGGAATAAGTGCGTTATCGAGTAGCGTTGCACCATCGGGTGTGTCGTACAGCGCTAACTCATCTGAGTTCCAAGCCATATATCCAAATGGAATCTTATTTGGATTATCGGTACTCTCAACATAAAGCCAAGGGCGTTCTGCATATATCGCGTCGATAGTTGTAATACCACTTGCAACAAGGTCGTTGATATGGATGTAGAAAATCTTGTCCGTCTTGTTACGCATGTTGCCGTCATAAAGACGCATGCCGTCGATGCGCTTCAGGCCAGCACCATCTACAAATTCGTAGTTCAAGCAGTCACGAAGCGAGCCCGGTTTAGCCAGACTTGTCGCTGTGTTAAAGTCAAGACCCTCAGTAAGAGGGATTACGTCAAAGGTGTACTCACTCATCGGAACCTACTCCGGGCATATGTCGCAGGTGGCATTTCTTTCCTAATCAGTTGATTCACGTAGTAGTCATATCGTTTCTTGGCGCGTGACCAGACTTCAGGCTTACGGTCGTAATCAGCGTAGTGCATCACAGCACGCCAAACAATGATGTCCTCGTACTGTTCTTTCATCGCAGGGTTCAAAACCTCTGTTTCGGTAGAAAGAACTTGAGGCTCGCCCTCATAGTGAAACTGAACGATGTAAGGACCGTTCGGTTTCGGATAGAATTCAGTGATACCCCTTGGGTTCGTGCTGAAGTAAGCTGGTTGGCCTTGGCTCTGTTCCATGCCGACAATGTGTCGCCAATCTTCCCAACGACAATAGCTCATCAGAGTACGGCTGTAGTCTGTCTGGTTAAAGTCGGTATCTGCGTCACCAGCCATAAGGTGAACGTAGAACGTGTCAAGACGTGGTTCAAGAAGATCGGTGACTTCTACACTCAGGTCATGCGCCCCTTGCCCCTTATACCTAGCAAAAGCAGCTTCAGTAAGCGTAGTGCCGTCACTAGCATAAAGACCAATCTGTTCGTTCATCAGAAACGGAGTACCGTAGTCACTAGACGCGCTAAAACCTTCCGTGGTAATACCGATGTAAGCCTTGGCAGTACCGGAGGCCCATGCGCCGGATCGAAGATCAATGTCTGCCGTGCTGTTGTCGATCTTTCGACCCACAGCAAACTTCACTCCGCTCGTGGCACCAATGAGAACAGCGCCAGCAGCAGGTGTATCATTGCTCGTACTGTTCTGTTCCAGATAGATTCTAGGCTGTACCTTGATGGCTGCTTGCTTGATGGTGAATTCCATTTCACCCTTTTCCATCTGGATTTCTTTCCAACTGTCAGCGACCCATGTCTTGAATCGCTTGTGCATTGTGTCGTCAGGCGTAGTAAAAGAGGAGCCAGTGCCAATGTCGTTAAGCGTGACACCCGCCTCTTGGATTGCTTTGTTAATCAGTTGACGGTATGTTTGCTGTGCCACTGGTCTTAGCTCCTCTTCTGTTTAGTTAAGCCGCTTCAGTCTCGGGGGTGTCGATGTCAAGAGAACTGAACCCGTCAAGCTTGCCGTTCATCACAACACGGTTAAGCTCTCGCGGCGTAGGCCAGCGACCGAACTTTTCAAAATAAGCGCGATACGGAGCCAGTTTACGTTCCTTCAAGACTTCGTGACCTTCTCGCGGATCGGGGCCTTCCTTGACTTCGTGAACCGTCATTGGGTATGCATCAGCTTCGATCCAACGAAAACGATTACGACTGTTTTCTGCTTCTTCCAAATCTTCAAACAAGACCGTCTTCTTGCAGTCCTTCAAAGACTTCATTACCTTAATCGGTACGTCAACACGCACGTCCTTTGGAATCTTACACATATACCCGTTCACGCTTGCCATCAACGGATGACGCGATTCGCCGTGAACGTAGTGAAGCGTAATAGAAGCCCATCCGGGTTCCAAACTACCATCTTCACTAGCCTTACTAAGTTTCGCCACGTCTGACTTGTTCAACACGTTGCGAATTGCACGGATGATGTCAACCTTCAACATGTCCGTAGTTACCTTGACGCCATACAGTTTCGCGGCACGCTTGCGGAGTTCACCCATCGGAAGGGTTTCAAGCTCTGCAATCTCTGCGGCGTTGCTATTGTCCTTTGCCATTTTGTTGTTTACCTTCTAGTTATATCAGACACACCCTTTCTAAAGCACAAAAAGGAGCGGAGAGGGCGGTGTGACGCTCCCTCTCCAACTCCTCATTCAATTACCCCGAATCAGAGGGTGTAGCGGCTTTCGTACTCAACCAAGCCAGATGCAGCGTCAGCAGCATTCTGCTGAGCAACCAGAACAGCCAAGGTGATCTTACGAACGCCAGAAGTGGTCTGCGAATTAAGCGCCGCTTCAGTATCCACCTTCAAGATGTCACCATCGGCAGTGACGTGTGCAACAGAGATAAACTCCGTCGAAACGTAATCAGCAACAGCAAGAGAGTTGTTCTCAATACTGTCGTCAATCTTCGTGCTGCCAATGTACAGGTCCGCCGTGTCGGCGTCCGCAGTACCGAGAGATGCGTCACAACCGAGCGAGTAAGCCAGAATCTTCTGGTTCGCACCAAAGACCGCAAAGCGCAAAGCGTCGTTGTCAGCCAGTGCCTTACCGTCCGGAATAGTTACAGTAAACGAAAACCATTCCGGCTGTTCGCTGGTAGCGCGAACCTTAGCGCCCTGCGTATAAGCGAGAGAATCCCAATTTGCCATGTTTCTTTACTCCTATCTAATTAGAGGTCGGTGCAAGCAGCTTCGATACGCACAATCCAGTTCTGATTCAAGATCAGAGCCGCGTACCAGAACTTGAACGAGATAGCACCGCGTTGGGCCATCGGGTCTTCATACGTCGCCTTCGGGTTGATGACGGTGATGTTGGCAGAGTCCTTGCCCTTCAGTGAAGTACAACCAAAAGCATCCTGCCCAAACACAACACCAAGGTACACGTCAACCGCTCCGCTAGTTGCCAACATACCATTGGTAGTAGCCGAGCCTGCACTGTAAGCAGGGACAGCGTGGTTAGTCAGAACCACTCGGCACTCTTCAACCTTACCAATCTCGTATTCCGAGATGGGGGCAAACGATCCGTACTTTTCAACCGAGACGAACGAGTCCATTTCACGGAAATCGCGTTCCTGAGCGACGTTACCGAAGTAAATGAACGAAGCGTTCACCGGCTCCGTAGCCACGTCAGACGACGCAGGCACACGCTTGGTGATCTTCTTACCGCGATTCAGCTTGATCTGACGAACCGCAGCACGGATGTCATCCAGAGTAATCGGGGTGTTCACATCAGCACGGGCAGTACCATTGGCAAAAATAACGTTAGTACCGGCTGAAATAGCATTCCAAAGAATCAGTTCCTTCATCGCACCAGCAGCCTGACCAAGCACTTCCGTCATCTTGTTCAGAACTGGGTCTTCGTGCGTGTCAAGAACAACGTCCGTAATACCCATCCACTCACCGTACTGCGAGAGGCTGACCTGAACCGGTTCGTCCTCATACATCTTCGGGGACTTGGTGACACCTTCAGTCAAGGCAACTGCCGAGACATCCAGCGGGATAGCGCGCTTGAACTTGACGGTCTGCGACTTGTTCTGCGGCACCTTCTCGTGCATCGCATACGATTCAAGGAACAGTTCGTTCTGAGCGTGAGCCAAGAACTTGCCAACTGCGTAACTACCAATTCGTGCGGTGACATCACCGTACTGATTACCTGCAAAAGCCATAATGTGTTTCTCCTAAAATTGAGTTATCGTTTAACAAGGTTGTTTTTGAATGCGAGTTTGAACATATCGTCCTCACTCATTTCAGCCGGGGTTGGAGTTACCTTGCCCGTTACACCTTGCACTTGTACTTTTCTCTGGCGCTCTTGGGTGAGCTTGTCAACATTTTGGGCAGATGTTGCGGGTCGCTTCGTTTCAGTCTGTTGTTGCTGAGTCTGTTGAGGCGGGGCAAAAAGGTCCGGCCTGTCAGTAGCAAAAAGACGAATTACGGTTGCGATTTCTTCCGCTGAACCATCTGCCATGCGTTGCACGCCTTCCGGTTGCGCCTCAAACCATTCAGCATAGTTCGGGTCTTGAACGATTTGGGGTAGGTCTGGCACCCACTGATTAAGCCGCGCACGTTTCTGTTCTTGAAACGAAAACTCCCGTTCCTTGTAAAGCGGCTCTAAGGCGGCTTTGGCTCGGGCTTCGGCTCTTTCTTCAGCTTGCCGTGTGGATTCTTCCAGAGACATCTTGAACAGCTTAGCTAGTGCTGGATCAGACTCTTGAAGAACTTTCCACTCCTCTGTTTCCTCAACTTTCGACTTACGTTCTTGTCCAGCAGGTTGAGGCGCTGTTTGATTCCGTTCACGCAAAACGCGTTCGTACTCTTGTTTCTGTCGTTGAAGTGCAGCAATGCGCCCTTCATCCGACTTGTACTTCTGCTTCCATTCAAGTTCAGCTCTTCGGGCTGCTTCTATTTCCTTTTCTTTTTGAAGAATGATGTTGCGGATGTTTTCCGGGAGTCCTGCAAGGGGGTCTTCACCCGCTTCAGTTTCGGTTCCCGTACTCTCATTTTCTTCAGTGGTCGTTGCGGCAGTTACTTCAGTATCTTCTGCGGCAGTACCTTCGGATTCAACGACTTCTTCTTTGGTCTCCTTGATTTCAAAAGGCTTCCGTTGAAGCGTGGATTGAAAAGCAAGGTCATAAAGGTCTTCGTTATCATCGGTTAGACCATTCTGGTTTTGTTCAGTTCCGTTCATGTTACAGATTAACTCCTATTTTGAGGCTCAACGTTATTACTGAGCGTCGGGTGTTTCCCACGAGAGGATTGTTTTGCACACTTTGATCTTTTCTTGGGCGCGTGTGCAGGCTTCCCAGTCCTTAGCGGAAACAAGGGCGTCCATGCCTTGCTTCTCCATTTCCAACACTTTCTCCTTGATTGCTTGCCACTCTTTTGAGTACTTCGGGAATTGGGGCAGCATGTCCGTTACCAACCCTTGCCCGTCTTGATGGCTTGCTGTGCTTCCACTTCCTTAAGGGCTTGACCACGCGCTTTGATCGTGTAGTCCTGTCCTGCCAAGAACTTCTTGGTTTCGTTGTCCATGTTCTTCGATTCAAGATCAGCAAGAATCTTGGCGCGATCCGTTTCCGACTTGGCAGCAAGCTGCGCCATCGCGGTGTCAAACTCAAGCTGTGCGGCGAGAACGCGTCCTTCAACTTCCTTGGATCGAATCTGTGCGTTCGCCATCTTCTCCTGATAGTCCATCTCGTAACGCTTCTGAGCTTCATCTCGCTCAAACTGCAATCGCTCGCTTTCAAGCTGAAGTTTCTGTTGCTTGATCTGGAGGTCAAGGATCGCGGGATCAGGCTGCTGGTTCTGTGCGGCTTGCTGTTGTTCCTGCGCGATCTGTTCGTCACTCTTGACGATGTTTCGATGCGGAAGGTTCATCGTCGCGATCCATGCCTTGACGCTGTTCTGGCGATTAATCACTTGTCCCATTGTCGGGTCTTGTGCCGACATAACGTTCAGCTTTTCAAGGTTCTTGGTTTGAAGATCGCTACGACGCAAGTCGGTACTAGACTTGACATCTACTTCAAAGTCGCCTTTGATAGACGGATCAGGGTTGTACTGCATGTTCCAAGCGACCATCCAATCCACAACCTTTTGTGTCATGTTGTCGTCCCACTGTTCCGACATAAAATCAAGAATCGTAGTGGAGTTGGTGTTGAAAATCGCAGTGCCCGTAGCGCTAGGGTCGCCCGTCTGCGGGGACTGAAGGCCCTGAGCGAGAAGCGGAACACCAGACTCTTGCTCAGCAAAAGCCTGTGCGGTTTGCAGCACTTCCATCAAAGGACCAGATTGGTTCTGCGGACTGATGTACTGGAACGCTGCACGAGCGTCAGCACCGTACTGCGTCAGGTGCCAAATCTTGTGAGGCTGAATTTCCCAAACACCGTTCTGTGGTGCAATCAAGGTTCGATCAATAACAAGCTGAGGACCAGATGAGATGCTGGCGTTGTCAAGAACCATCTGCCAAGCGATGTTGACAACCTCTTGGTTGTCTTTCATCAGAACCGGAACGCCAATACCAAAGATGCTGCCGGGGTCTTCCTGCCATACGCTTACCGCGTAGGGGACCGAGTAAGAACCCTCTACGTTGGAAAGCTCAATGCGCAGAATCTTCCCTTGACAAGCCCAAATCTCACCGTAGTAATAATCAAGGGGCGTGTCGTAAGCAACTTCTATGCCAAGCTTTCCAAGCGTGTCCTTGGTCACAGGACCGTGGTATTCCATAACCCGGTACTTGTTCTTGTACAGTTCGTCGTTGTTGGAGAAGTTCTGAAGCAGACTGTTGCCAAGATCGTCATCGGTCTTGATGCCTTCCCTCAACAGTTCAGCGATAGATGGACTGTCAAAGTCTTGGCGACCCATGAGCTTCATTAAGTCGTTCTTGCCCAGCGGGTGAAGCTCGATAACGTCTTCTGCTTCGTCAATGTTTTGAACCGTGTCATCCGGATAGAACATCCACGGATCAACACGAACCACGCTAGGTTCTTCGTCAGCAGTCAGGATGGGAATTGCTGTGCCTGTCTGCGGATCAACCTGATAACGCTTACGAACTTTCAATCGGTTCATCGGGCCTTTGAGAATACCCGTGCCGAGAATCACTCTGTCCTTGTAAGCGAGTCTTGCTTGGTGTCCGTACTTACAGTTAGTCAACTGCTTGTAGATTTCTTCCTCTAGACGTTCAGCACGAATACTGGCATCTTCGGGGCTAATGTTTTGTGTCTGAGTGCGAAGCGGTTCAATATCCCAGTTCTTGTCGCCACCTGCGAATTGGCGCATGTGCCCCTGAGCAATCGCAATGTCACACTTACGAGCAACAATGTTGACTTGCTTTCCGGTTTCTTTCTTCGGTTTGTCAAAAGGCTTGTCAGCAGATACCCGCCCGGCATAGTCACTCAAGCTACCAAGATAGAGGTTAAGGCACTCAATCCACTGGTCTTCCTTGTCAATACGGTTTGCACTACGCTCCCGATACTTCTTGTCAATATCCCAAGCAAGATCAGACTTAGCACTCTCCATTTCTTGACGAGCACGCTCAATCATCTCAGGGGTGATTTCCATTTCAATCACAGCAACCGCATCAATCGGTTCGTTAGAAATACTTCTTGGCTCCACTGCCGCCTCCAAATTGGTTGGTTACTGGTTTACAGATTGCCTTCTTAATATCCATCGCCAAATAGCGAATAGTATCTGCGAGATGATCCTTTTCCTTGATAATCTTACCGTTGTCATCTCTTCTGTACATGCGCAATTCGTCAACTAAGTTCTTACATTTTTGCCTGACAATCTTCATGCGGCCTGTTGCAAGCCGGGTGTAAACCTCCATGATGCCCGCTTCAACTGCATTATTGGCAGGCTGCACCTGAAGACCAGACTGTATGTACAGAGTAATCATCTTGTTACCGTCAATCTGACTACGCCCTCGTGATGCCGGGTCGATAACATTCGGAATCCAGTTGCCCTTTGACTTAATTGCTACGGCGTGTACCTCAGGACGTTGTTCACCCTGATAATACTCATCATAAATATACAAAACGTCGTCATCAGGATTGATCGCACCAAAACAAACTGCTGTTTTGTTCCAGCCTACGTCGATTGCGTTCATGTACTTGAAGTGTGGACCTTTGATCTTCTGAAAATCCGCGTCGTCAATCAAGACTTCTTCAAGGTTAACCGGGTAAATCAAACCAGAACCCATGCTTGGTTTACCCGTCATACGGGCTTCGCGCAAGTTAGGCGGAGTATCTTCAAGCATTTGCCGCTTATCTTGTTCTGACAACCAAGGCGCATCTTTCCAACCAGCGCCAATAATTGCTTTGAATCTCGGATGCTCGTTAAACGTCTTCAATTCGTCATCGGTAAGTGCCGCACAACGCTCAGAGTCACCGAGCATGTCTGCGCTCTTTTCAAATGCAAGCAAGTATGGGGTCAAACCGTGAAGTGGTGTGACTGTGTTAATCAAAACACCCTGCGTTGTAGCAAGGCGAATAAATGCTTCGTTGTGGATCAAGAACGGTGGTTCTTCATCGTTCCAGTGCCAGTGGTTGGCTGTGCCCTTGAATGCATCAAGACCCATAATGTACGACTTAAAGCCAATCAGGCTAGGATCGCCCCAGTCGTTAAACACCTGCACAGTATCAATAGCTCCTGAGATTCCGGGGCGCATGATGATTTTACCAATTCTTTCTTTTGGTATCATCCCGGTGCCCCAAGCGCCAAGAGGACCCATTAGTTCTTTTTGAACTAGGTCGCGTGTTGATTCTTTTGTATCTGAACACGCCCATCCACGAGTAGGTCCGTCAAAAACTCGGCCTTCCCACCACGACGGGTATACTCCTGTAGACCAACAGGACACTGCATAAGAGCCACTAATCGTCTTCGAAGTTCTATTCGAGGCACGGAACATGACTTGCCGATAACTTCTGGTTGCCTCGAAAAATGCCTTCTGTTTAGGAAGAGATGTGATTGGAAACCCAGACTCTTCTGTAAACCACTTTTCAGTTCCGGAGAATTTCTTACGTTCGTTATATGCCTTTGCAACTTCAATGACTCGCAGCATTGTGCTGTAGTCCATTGTCTTTTCAGGTTTGAAATTCTCATCTAGCACTTCAAGCATTTCGCGATCAATGCGCGCTTGCTCTTGAACAAGGCTGTTATTAAAATCCAACAACTCGTCCGGTGTGATTATGATTGAATCTCTCACTTGTCTTTTTCCTTTCCGGAGACAATAGACAAGACTTTTGCTTCAGTCATCCCTTCCGATTTCATGTATTTAGAAACAGCAGCCAGACTCTTTTGAAGCTCCTGTTTAAGCTCATCCTGACTCATCATTGACGTAGGCTTGCTGTTATCCGTAGTCTCTTGTTTTTCAGACCAACCGAAGTTGTTCTTCATGTAGATCGCGTACAGCGGTGTGTTGAAGCTGCGGTTCTCTAGGTTCTTGCGTCCTTTCTGCATCCACCAAGCCTTTGCACTCAAACGCCCAAAGTCAACGAGGGCTTTGAAACCCTCGCTGGTGGTGTAATACTCGCTGAACTGCTTTTCAGTCCACTTCAGTTCTTTCATCACTTCAACGTCGGTAGCTCCTTCGTCGTAGAGTTCTCTGACCTTATTAACCCAATCAGGTAAGTTGGAACTGGACATAGTTACCGTTTCCGTCTGGCAAACTGTAGTTCTCTACGTCAGCAAGGTCAATCAGGGTTCCGATAGGATAGAGGACATCTGCCCCGTGTAGCGTCCTTTCAACACCTACAATAAGACCTACTTCATTACCGTCCTTGTCTGTACCACGAGCAAATCCAATCTGACTAGCCATAGCTGCTTTGTAGAACAGCTTTAGCTGGTTCATTAGACCTTCTCTTTCGTTTGCTTCGTTGGCGTATGCCGAGAGTTCGATTTCAATCGGGTTAGAACGGCTCTTGCGGTTCTGCCCTTTGGTTCTTGCTTTAGCCACTGTTACTTTACTCCTTGTTTCATCAGTTTAGCGAGACGGATTGCTCGCTGTCCTACTTGTCCTGCCCACTTGCTGTCCAGCATCTCTAGTGCCGCTCTGTCAAAGTCTCGAATCTGAACGCAAGCTAAAAAGCGTTTGAAGTTTAGGAGACGTGTCAAGCCGAGGTTGAAAGTCATGTTAATCAGGACTGCTTGGCGTACTGCGTTCAGTCCGTCAAACCCAACCGGAAGAGTGCTCGCGTCACGTGCCGCTTCCAGCGTATCCTCAAGAAGAAACTCTTCTGCTTCCTTTTGGGTGATCTTGTCTCCCTTCTTAACCCCGCCTGTGTGCCCGTAACCGATAGTCCAGACACCCACTGTGTCTTGGTAGGCGGTAAGTCTACACCCTTCGTCAATCTTCAACTGCTCCAGTGCGAGTTGAATCGCTTTTACGTACTTCTTTGTGTTCATTGTTGTTGGGTCTCATGTTTTTAGTGGCAGATGCCGAGGATCACTGCGTTGTTGATTGACGCTGCAACGCGGATGTTCCGCGTCGATTGACCGCGACACTCTCCCCATCACTCACGGTCACGATGCAGTCCAGCCCCATGTCTGCAAGCTGATCGGCGACGGATTCGCAGATGGCGGAGACGCTGGGGGTCATGGGCAGAGTCCGATCAGGCCACTTCAAGAACTGCAGCGCCATAGCTTCCGGTGACACTCACGACTATTTCGCCGTCGCTGACTGTCGACGAATCCAGCGTCAAGTTCCCATTGCCGTCCACGATGGAAACGGTCTTGCCGTTGAGGTGCGCCGGCACCGGAATCGCGTAGTTCGATACGTTCTGGTGGAAGTCAAGAATGACCTCCGCGCCTCCGTCGTACAGGCGAACTGCTGCCGTGGTGGCCTCGGGCAAGGCCGCAAGGTCGTAGAACACACGATAGGCGGTGGCCTGCACCACGGCCC